ATGTATGTGTCGTTACAATGATTCTGGACCTTATGCTTTACATAATATCTATTGTTCTACAAATTCTGACAATGTTAAATTAAGAAACAAAATATACCATTCTTTATATGTTAATTGCCAGGCTATATTGCGTTTTTTTGCTGAACGCCGTTGATAATTGTATAATTGTTCAGATCTATCCATTATTAGGACCTTTTTCTGCAATAAACATAAATATAGTATAACTGCTATTTGACTTTATGTCAAATAGTTTGTTGACAACAAATATCCAATTTTAAAAGGAGAGAGGTTAACAATGGACCATAATGAAAATACATTGGCTAAAGAAGACGTAACTGAGGCGCCAGCCACAACTGAAACTCAGGCAGAAGCAAACACCAAATCATATTCACAGGAAGAAGTTGACAATATGATGGCTCGTATGAAGGGGTCATTAGAACGTAAACTGCTAAAACCCTATGAAGGATTAGGTAACCCAGATGAACTGAAAGCATTAAGAGAAGCGGAAGAAAAACGCCAAATTGATGAACAGGTGAAACGTGGGGAGTTTGAAAAAACTCTACAAGACCTTGCTTCTAAAAAGGATGATGAAATCAAACGCAGAGACGCAATCATTGAAGATTACAAAGTGAACACACCGTTGCTGAATTCAGCGGCGAAGTTTAAAAGTGTAAACCCAGAACAGGTGCAAGCCTTATTAAGGGGTCAGGTTCGCCTTGGTGAATCAGGTGAAGCAGAAGTGTTAGACAGCACAGGTGCTGTTAGATATGATGATTCAGGCAATCCTCTCAAAGTAGAGGTATTGGTTGAAGAATTTCTAACTAAAAATCCACATTTTGTTGCTGCCGCACCAAGCACGACCAACACTATGAACTCAGTGCAGAACACAAAATCTTCAGGTGATTTTGATCTTTCAAAACTTGATTTAACAAATCCAGAACATAGAAAAGTATACAAAGAAGCCAAACAAAAAGGCCTCTTTTAACAATTAGCCAATCATAAGGAGAATTTATTATGGCAAACGAATATCTATCAGGCTTTAGCCTAGAAGGTTTAGTAGTCCCAACTAAGGCGGCTACAATTTATACTGCCCAAGAGCAATCTTTGTTCTTAGGTGGAAACTTGATTCCAATGGTAAACGTACCAGCAGGATCTCAGTCAGCACAGGTTCCTGTGTTAGGTGAAGTATCAGCAACAACTATCAGTGATGATACTGGTAACTCTGACTTACTTGCTCAAGTAATTGCAGACACTACAACAACTATTCCAGTAAACGTATATGCGGCTCGTTCCGTTGTTCGTGACTTGGGTGGAATTGATCCAAACGAATTAGGTCGTGTATTAGGTAACTCAGTTGCAAAAGCATTTGACACAGCAGTTTTAACAGCTATGGCAACTTCTTTAACTGCATCTACTACAGACTCTGTTCCAATGACAGCAGATTCAATCTTTGATAGTGTTGCACAAATTCGTGCAAACGGTGAGATGGGTCAGTTATTTGGTATATTATCAACAAGCGAAGCTTCAAACTTAATGAAAGCATTATACAGCGATGGTAACTTTGCTGGTGGTGACTTCCAAACTGAAGCATTGCGTAACGGTTATGTGGGCACTTTTGCTGGCGTTCAAATGTTCCAATCAGCATTAGTTCCAGCGGCACACTCAGGATTTATCTTTGGTGTTGACAGTTGCAGAATTGCTATGCAGAAAAACGCAGACATTGAAGTCCAGCGTAGAGCGGCAGCAGTTGGTAACGACGTAGTTGCAAGTATACACGCAGGTGTTGGTGTCGTTGACGCTAACCGTGGTGTTCAGTTAATCAACGTAGCATAATAAGGAGTTAATATGGCTTACATTACAGAAAATACAGTCGTAATCAGTTTTGCTGAATATGATGATGTCGTAAACAGAGATCAAAGATTATTTGACAGTAATGAAGGCCTAACTGACGATGTCGTTGAAGACGCATTAATTCGTGCAACGGAACGTATCTTATCAAAGATACAAACCAGTGCATGGTGGCAGAGCTACTATCGTAAAAGAAGTAGCTCAGTCATATCAAATAGTGCAGATATTCCAGCACCAGTTGCTGAACAAATAGTGGGTAGACAGAATGACTTCACAGATTTATGTGTATACATAGGTCTAGGAGAATTTATACTACCTAGTATTGCTGACTTTGGAGACGAAGATTCAGCAGAAAGGCAAAAGATGGGATATTACACCAACAAAGCAGAGAGTTTACTCATTGAATTGTTGAATGCAGGAGATTGGTATGACTTTGATGGGGACAGCACAGTGGAAAACACTGAGCGTGAACCAGGTCATGTAAATTTAAGGCGTATTAGATGAGATCAGAACTTATTGCATATTTCAAAACTATCAATTTGGGAACATTCTCACTCAGTGAGGAACTACCAAGAGCTGAAAGTGGCACGCCATTGTATTTGAAGAATCCAAAGAGAATATATGTTGATAAAACTGTATTCAATGAAGAGCCTTTAATAGATACACTGAACGGCGTAGACATACACAATAAGATTCAGTCAGTAACTGTTTATTTTGCCGCAGATGCAAAAACACTACCAAATAATTATGATGCCGTAGTTGAACTGATGAGAGCTGGTAAAGACATCAACAATACACAAGGGTTCACAAGACGTGAGTGTACTGTAGATACCAGTTATGAAGCAGACAACTTGGTAACAGAATTAGAATTTAGATATACTAAAATAACTTAAGGAGACCGTTATGGCGAATTATATATATCCAGCACCAGGTGTAACAGGAGTTGAATCAACTCTTACTATACATCACACCTCTAAGGTCGCAGACGCAACTGGCCTTGTATTGCCTAGCTTACAAGACATCACTGTTAATGCTGCCAACGACGTTTTTACTTGGACACAGTTAGATGAAACTGCTAAGAAGCAGGTTGCTACAACATCAACTAACAGTCTAAGCATGAATCTCGTATTAGACAAAACTACATTTTTTGGAACTGTTGGTTCAGGAGGCACTGATGCCGCTGAGTCTGGAGTTTTTGGACTATCCGTAGACAAAACAATCGTAGAATTTGATCTTTATACAGGTGATGAAAGTGACGGAGTGACTGCTGGTAAAACTATCAGTGGATCAGGTTATATCACAGGCTTGGCGCCAACTGTATCAGCAGATGCGCCTGTTTGGGTATCACCAATCACAATTACTGTTACAGGTGAATACACCGTATCGTAAGAAATAGTTCTTACAATACTAGGGAAAAGGCGTTTTTTAGCGCCTTTTCTTTTGACTAGGCTAAATACAATGAAGGTAAAGATTAATGGATATACTGAAAACAAAGTCTGATAAAGAATTGTTACAGAGTGTTGTAGCAGAAGTAGCCAAAGCACAGAATGAAATAGCCTGTGCCCAAGGTGACATCACAAAAGCTCGTAACAGGTTAAAGTTCCTATTAGTGGTTACCAATGATTTGATTAACAGACAAGGAGATAAACAGAAATGAAACTTACACAATTAGCATCAAAGCCGCAGTTAGAGTGCGTCAGCATTGACGACGCAGACATTGTAGAGCAATACGGCGAACCCCTAGAATTTTATATGTATGATAGACAGGACATGGAAACATTCATGTCTATGGCTTCTATTGACCAAGAAAATCAATCAGAAATACTGAAACTGATCAGTAACTTGGTATATGATGCAGACGGTAAAAGAATTATAACAGATGAGGTATCACTACCTATACCTGTAATGACCAGAGTTATACAGAAAGTGGTATCCCGCTTGGGAAACCTCCAAAGCCAGACTACGGAAACCTTACCCCAAGGTTAAATGCCTGGCTTACTCTAGACGTAATCGCAAAGCGTTATGGGTGTTTACCAAGTGAAGTCCTAAAAAAGGGCAACACTGTTGATATTTGGGCAATGGAATTATCAATAGGTTACGAAAATTGGGTTAACTCAAAACATTCAAAAGGGGAAAAGGTGGTGCAACATGGCAAGAGTCAAGAACAACTACAAGCCATGGTAAACCGCACAAAAGAAATAAACGAGGGCAGGAAACGTGGCAGTTAAAATTACAAGGAATAGAATATCGCCAAGTTTAGGTAAGATTGAAATGAAAGTTAAAAAATTACCTAAAGAAGCATATGACTTTTGGAAGAAAGTTACTCCTATCAAAACTGGTAATGCTAGACGCAGAACTAGATTACAAGGTCGTAAGATTAAAGCCAACTATAATTATGCTGTTCCTCTAGACGATGGACACTCTCGCCAGGCACCTCAAGGTATGAGCAAGCCAACAGAGCAATACATCAAACGCAGATTACAGAGAATCATGAGGAAATAACATGGCTGATTTAAGATACACAGTAGACGTAGATACTAGAGGAGCTGAACGTTCAGTCAGCAGCCTTAAAAACACCATATTGGCAGCAGGTAGTGCCATTGCTGGTGCGTTTGCTGTAAGAGAAATAGGGCAATTTGTAGCGTCCACAGTAGATGCGGCAAGGTCAGTTCAAGACCTAGGCATCACTCTAGAAGTATTATATGGTGACGCACAATTAGCGGCTGAGGCCCTTGATGCTGTTGAAAAATCAGCTGCCAAACTGCCAATCAGCCTACAACAAATTCAAGCAGGCGTTCCAAGTTTAGCTCTAGTAGAAGATCAATTTGGCAGTCTAGAAAGAGCCATTGAATTCACAGCAGGTGTTGCCAGTTCCTTTGGCATGAGCTTCCAAGAAGCGGCTGTAAACGTTCAAAGAGCTCTTAGTGCTGGTATAGGCGCCGCTGACCTATTTAGAGATAGAGGTGTTAAAGCATTCTTAGGATTCCAAGAAGGTGCTGAATACACTGCTGAAGAAACCAGAGACAAATTCCTAGAATCATTTGATGAAATAGTAGCAGGTAATGAGAAAGCAGCCAAATCATTAACTGGTCAGTTCTCAATGGTATCTGATGCTGCCTTCCAATTCAAGAGAGAAGTAGGTGAAGCATTTGGTGAAACACTGCAAGTGGTTCTTGCAGACGCACTGGATCTATTTGCTGCCAACAGAGAAGAAATACTGGCCATAGCCAGAGCAATAGGAACAACATTAGCAACTGGCCTAAAAGTTGTAGTTGAAAATTTAAGATTGATTGCCACATTAATGGCAGCCGCATTTGGTGCTGCCGTTACTAGAGGTGTTATTGCCTTGGTCACACAGGTAGTTCGTTTAGGCACTGCTCTTAGAACAGCAGGCACAGTGGCCGCAGCCTTGGCAGGAGCCACAGCACTGTTTACACCAGCAGGTTGGGTAGCTCTAGCAGGTGGTGTTGCCGCAGGGGCAGCTGCCTGGTTTGGATTAGGCTCAGCAATTGATGACGCCAAAGAAAAAACAAAAGAATTCCAAGAGTCAGTAGACCCAGTCAATGAAGCATTAGCAGACACTCAGGATCTAACCAATTTAACCAGAGAACAAATGGAAGCAATGGGTATGAGTGCTGAAGAAATAGAAAGCATACTCAAAAAAACTGCTGACACTACAAAAGACATAAAAACTGCAACCAGTCAAACAGCAGATGAATTAAAACGTCAATTAGAAACAATTGACAAAATGAGTGGCAGTTACAAAGATCAAAACGACAACCTATTGGCCAGTTTACAGTATGCCAAAGAACGTTTAGAACTTGAAAAAG